GGGAAGTGCGGATCTATCTGTGGTGATCTTTATGTTTTGCATGAATTATCTGAGAAAGGATACTTGTTAGATTACTTAAAGTGGAAAACGAGTGCTCTGTTCTGTAATGTGGTTAGTTGGATTTATCCCGACGACCCGCAGCCACTCTCGAAGAAACCGGAGTGCGCTCAGATTTATCCTGGGTTATTCGACAAAGCTACGACATTGTTGAGTGGATCATTTTATGCTTTCTTTCAAAAAATGAAGAGAGAGTGTAATTTGGAATTCGCATACTCGATGTTGATGCTGAAGAAGGGTTTACCAAGACCCACCGAAGCTCAGTGCCTCGCCGCCAAATTGAAGGCGGTGGAGACCATGACGACCCCTGTGAGTTATAGCAATAATGATTTACTTGGGATTGAGAAGGTGATTGGATACGCAAAAAAGGTGGTGAATGAGATGTTCACGCCGCATAATTGGGATTGCGTCGAGATGTTGTGGCCCTCAGTGAGTGGGCACTACAACGCGACGTCAACGAAAGGAGGAGCACTTGGTTTCTTGCAACGTGCCGGCTTAATACCGGTGGTTGATCTTGAATGGATAGTGAAAGGAATGGATTGGGACATTATGTCACGGTACACGTTTAAATATGAAGGAAAAGAATATGAAGATGGATGGATGTACAAGCGTGATGATGATGAGGATGGTATTGTGCCGGAGGATGGGAGTGTATGGGGTCGTGTTTCCGAACACGCACGTGTACAGCTCTGCGCCGCACAGGCTAATTTGGTGAGGAGCGCTCTTAGTGAGCGGCCATCATGTAGCGTTACCGCTTTGCCCGAACCTTTGAAGATTCGTTGCGTTACGTCGGGTCCCCCGATTATGTATTCTGCATTAAGACCAGTACAGAAGTTATTGTTTAATACTTTGACTTCAGACCCGAGATTTTGTATTGGCCGTCCGATCGACGGTAAACTCATTCGTGAATGTTTGGGTAAACTGAAGAAAGGATGTAAGTGGTTAAGTGGCGATTACAAAGCTGCGACTGATAATTTGGCGATGAAGTTGAGTTTGGCGATAGTAAATGAGATCGCAGACGTGACGGAGATGCCCGCAGATTATCGGACGTTGTTTTGTCGTGCATTATGTGAGCACATTTATGAACCTGAAGAAAAGAATGGTATCAGAGGTGGTGTTCAAGCACGGGGACAGTTAATGGGAAGTCCTGTATCGTTTCCAATTTTATGTATAGCAAACTTTGCACTCATTTGGGCTGCCTGCTTCGAAGATACGGAATTCGAGGATGTGGAAGTGATCGTGAATGGAGATGATTGTTTGTTTCAAACTGACCAAGTTGGCCACGGAAGGTGGAGCGACTTAGCCGCGAATGTGGGTCTCTTGCCATCAGTTGGGAAGACCTACTTCACGAAAGCTTTTATGGTAATCAACAGTGAATTATACATGAATGGCGGAGTG